ATCCGTAGCCCCTGAGGCAGAAAAAAGGTTATCCACTTGGAAATACGTACCAGATAAAGGCTCCGCTGAATTAACAAAAACCTGCACACTGTTTTCTATAACAGGACCTTGAGTTAAGTTAATTGTTTTAAAGATTTCCGTATCGTCAAAAGTTCCACTCTCTTCGATTAACGCCCCTTCTAATAATGCTAAGTTACTCCAGACCGTACTAGCATCATTGCTAACTTCACTTGGCAACAACTCAATGTCTGTAGAGTTTGCGTTCAAGGAAGCAACTTTACCATTCTGAACTTTATACAGCGTATAGGTTAGTGCGCCTCCATCTAGAGGAGAAGTGACTGCTATGGTTCGGTTCTGGGCAGGGATAGTAACTTCGGTAGGGCCTCCTTCGGCTTCGGGGGTGATAGGGGTATTTAAGGATAATTTAGCCGTAGCTCCTGCGGAGGTTGGACCCTTCATTCTAATCCCAATAAGCTCCAATAGTTTTTTTACATTCCGTCGAGTTCTGGCTGTAGGTAAAAAGTTTTCATTGGCTAATGCATCAGCTTTAAAAGAAAGGACTGAGCCCATATAGGCAACTAGCTCTGTAAACATCATTCCGAAATCAGATTCAGCGATGTTCTGATAATCGTCTGTGTAAGCTGCTTGAATATACGCAACTAAGGAATCACGCAAGGTGCCGAAATCAGTAGAGGCGTAATTAATTAAAGCTTTTTTCTGCGTATCGCTGAGATTAGAAGGTAAAAGTTTCTGGAAATCGGATTTAGCAGAAATAAAAGGGATGTCGGGAGGTAAGTTATAATCTTGTGTTGTCATAGGTTAACTGCAATTTGAGCTTGCTCATTAGAATTTATAGGAGAAATAACCAAGGTTATTTTTATGCCTGGAAGGCCAAGCCCCTGCACATTATCGCCATCCATAACCTGTAAGTTTAAAATACGGACTTGCGGAAGATACTGAGCGAACCCTGTGTAAATTTCGTTTTCGATATTTAAAATTAGATCAGGAGTTATGGGCTCAAACAAGAACCGCTTTAAAGATAATCCAAAGTTAGGAAGCATCACGCGCTCTCCTCGTTCCGTTTTTACAAACTGACGAACCATACTTTTAATTAAGTCCATGCCTCGGGCTTTTAGGAAGATATTAGGGGATACCTCTTCCTTTTTCGAAAGAGGGAAACATACCCCCAAAATAGGAGACAAGCTACCTTCACCAGTGGCTTCTTTCTTCGCCGTCTCTCCAGGAATAACCCCATAAATTGTAGTAGACTCAATACTCATAATTTAATATTTTTGAAAAATCCTTTCTGTGCTTCATAATTTTTACGGACCTCCTTAATAGTTAGAGGCCGAGAGTAAAATTTTAAACTTCCCACATGGCCGTTTAGCCCACTAGAAATGCCATGCCTAGTTCCCATAAACCCTCCCTCTATTGGGAGAGTTTCGTATGTATCATCGGGAGCAACCCCTTCGTAAACAGAAGAAGGGGTGATGGGGAAACCCTCAGTCCACCCCCCACCCACAATCCAGGGGGTAAAGTATTGATCATTCCTAGGACCATTATTAAATACTGTGGAAGGGTAAGTTTGGTTAACCGTATCCTGAGAATAAAAGAAACTTGGGTTCGGGAAATTTTCTGGAGTAATAAAGGTTGGGACCTTTGGCGTTTGGCCCACTTGAGTACCAACAAGATTAGCTAGAGAAGTGTCTGCCATTAAATTTCCATCTAAATATACAGAACATTTATCATCCTTAATATTAAAAGACATATGAATATGCATATAGTTACCCGAAACGTCAATGAATGATTTTGGGGTGGAAGTTTCTAAGCCCATACCATCATCATACGCTGCGGCTGAAGCATCATCATATACCACTAATTTTCTGAAACCGCTATTTGCACAATTTTCGTCCGTAGGAACAAACTCTACTGCACTCCCATTTACCGACATCGTAGGGGCAATAAAGAAGCAACTAGAAGCTACTGTATCAGATGTGTCGTAGAAGTTTGTATTAATTGCTGGTGCTGTATTGGTTCCAGGAAGAACTAAAGAGCTTGAGTATATAACAGGATCTCTAGTAAATCCTATCAACAAGCCTCTAGTACTGTTGCTTCCCTTGGCATCATACAAAGCACTTACACTTGGGGCTTCAATATCCCCTCCCGTATTTTCGTTTGCTAAAAGAATCTTATAATAGTTATAATCACCCCACTCCCCTTTATCTGGGTATAAATTCGGAACCCCAGACCCATAAACTTCCTTAAAGTCTCCGCTTGTACCATATGCAGGGATATGAACCCAACTTTCTATACTACACCCACTAGGGTTATAAAAAAGGTTTTGAAATTCCTGCGTAGGAGGTAAGCGTAAGGCCCCCGCTGTTTGCGCTAATTTAAAGTCTCCCCCGTTAACCCGAGCGAGACCCTTTAAGAGAGGGACCCCCAATCCCGAAGTGAAGATTGCTGGGGTGTTGCCTATAAGCTGACCATTACTTTCGGTTCCAATAGACGCGCAGTTCCAACTATCAAACACTGTAGAGTCAGGAGCTACTCCATCAGGCTTCAAGAAGTTATAAACCCCAAACAACCCTACTGTTTCAATCTGATCTGTAAGAGAAATGGCAGGAGCCTCAGTACTGGATATAGAATGATTAAATACAATAGCTCCTTTCCCTATAGGAGGAATCACTAAAGGCTGTAGAAGGACATTAGAACTCCTCCCATACGAAGTAACGTATACGGGGTTTATGGGAAGAACAACGTCTTTTACCTCACCTGCTCCAAAAGTTAACGCCTCTTGTTGAGATAAAGCTACATCAATACTAATAGAACTTAAATAAGAAAAATCATTAACGGGAATGGTTCCAGGAGCAAAAACCTGCTCCGAACCGAACAACCCAGGCCCTTTTACAGCGACCTCAATTTGTTTTTTTCTTTTGTTAATCTTGTTTTCAAATGTAGTGATAGTAGAATTTATACTTTTCTTTAAGTTAATAACGAGGGCTGAATCAGGGGTATATCCTGATGCTACAAGCTCTCCTACCTGTGCTGATAGGTCATAAACAAGCTTGTCCTTTTGTCCTTCTATAACATTCAGAAAATGATCTGCTGAATAAAAGGTTTTTATTGTGTCTGTATTATCAATGATATTAATATCAAAAACAGTATCAACATAAGTATTTAAACTTTCTAAGGAAACTAAGTCACCACGACCCCCTAAGTTAGGAGCATAGTCTAGTTTCCATTTTTCGCTATCAATAACAACCCCAATATCCGAGGCATCAGGAATATGCTTGCCATTATAAAGACGAGTTTGTGAATCAAAGTAAAGGCCATCTTCTGACAAAATAAAGGTTCCTTGCTTAGAAACAGGAGGGCCGTAAACCAAGCGGAAAATGGGCTCGTCTTGCTGAACTTCTTCATCCACAGCACGCTGTCTCTCGCGCAAGACGGTGCCTATATTTAAAATTAACTCGTCGCATTGATTAATAAATACTGTGGCGGCTTCCACCTGTTGTCTTGCCACCCCCAAAGCGGCACTTCTATACTCTTCGGTATACTGATCTTCGGCTCCTCCCCCAATACCTCCCGTTCCTGTAATCTCGGGAGGGCCAGTAGATTTAAGGAAATTTTCCATATCTCCAATACACTTAGCAATCTCCTCGTAAATTTCTATGCCTTGATTAACAAAAGATTCAATTTCTGATAAATAACTATTTATATAAGAAAGCTTTTGAAGGAACCCTAAGTCTAATCCAAACTTACTAGATCCCGACAAGAGCGATAATTTACCTGACCCAGAATCATATTGCATTAACCCCATATCATTAAAGAGGTCGCTGACTACGTTTCCTATAGCTTTACGAGCCGCTGATTTGCCATCGTTCGCTGCTTCAGCTAAAGTTCCCAATACATCTGAGCTAATCAAACCTAACGCCTGCACTCCAAAGTTAAGAATACAGGTGGGAATTCCGAAAGCGGTGTTTAGACTCGCTACGGGGTTAGTTAAATATTGTGGATTAAAAATTGCCATAAGATAAGTTAAAGTTTAGAACTGATGTTGTCCCCAATAGTATAGTTGGTGTCCCAGCCATTACCAGAATCAAAAAAGCGAAGAGGGGGTCCAGTAACTTCCGCATCCATCTCAGCAGTAGTTTTCCTTATTCCCATATTTAGATTAGGATCGTTAACAGAAGAGTTAAGGTTTATCTTCCCAGGGAGACCCGTCTGAGAATCAACAGCCTTAATATTTACATTTGCTCCTACCATATTTATATCACCTGTGGATTTAATGTCAATTCCATTTTGTGCATAAAGGTGAATTTTATTATTACTTCTAACTTGGAACGAAGCTCCTGTGCTGCCGTCTGACTGTTGCGCTCCAAGACAATCAATAAAAACACCATTACCGTGATTACGAATAGAAATATCCCCCTTATCACTTTCTATAATAACATTACCTGACGATCCTTTATAAACGGGACCTACCCATACGAAGCCCACTCCAGGAACGAATGTAGGAGGAAGTACAGGAGTAGCATGAGATTGAGTAGAAGAGTTGGATATTACTAGATTAAGGCCATCCTGAATTCCCATTTTCATACTCCCCTCAGTTGATTGAACACTCACATTGCCTACGGCTTTTAGTAAGGCTCCCTCTGGTCCAACGGTTTCTAAATCAGAGGCAGCAGCTTTAGTATCCGTTAATACTAATTGAGATACGTTCCCCGTAGAATGTAAGTTTACCCGCTTAGATAAAGAAGAATCACTTAACTCTAATCCTCGCCCATCAGAGCTTTCTAAAGTAACAGCTTTTTTATCACTAGTAGTGTCTCTTCCTTCAGACATTAATAGTTTGTGTCCTAATGGAGTAGAGATTCCATATGACATACTTTGGAAATTATACGATCCATCATCCTCATCATGAGGATAAGTAAGTGTGGCTCCTAATTTTGGATTTTTATCAGAGCGTGTGGGAGCCGTTGTCTGTACCTGATCCTGCACTGGATTCAAAACACACCCCATAAAATACCACTCAGAGCCTTTATCATTAACACACTTATCGTAGGTAACCTCGGTCCCTTTCTCTGGGACGAATACTGCTCCTGCGTTATCACCCCCCAAGTAAAAAGTTTGGAATTTTACATCAATCCAATTATTTGAATCATTACAATCAGCTTCATCTGAAGGGCAGACGGATAAGAGCCCTGTACCTATCACATCTCTCTTTGACATTACGATTCCTTTATACATCTTCTTTCCGTCCTTTTGCGTTCCTTAAAGAATTATCTAGCCCTTTTCTTTGTTGTTCGGTAGTTTGAGGCACCTGTAGCGGGTTGAGATACCCTGATGCTTTTCTATTCGTTAAAACGATATAAGGAACTTCGGGTCTTCCTTTATGTTGTTGCTGCAGATCAAACTCATTACTTTCTGGCTTTTTAAACATAATTATCCTAACATTCCTGCGATATCTTTATAAACAATAA